CGGCTTTCATAGCTGATGGTGATCGTGCAGGTCTCCGCGTCATCCTTGATTTCGGGGACATCAAGCCGACCAGAGAAAGCCTGAACTGGATCGGCGATGATGCTGCCATTCTCGGCCAGAAGCCCCAGCCAAATCCTGCCCGGCAAGCCTTGGCGGGCCTCCTCGATGGCCATCTGCACCAGGTCCAGTGGCACGCCGGAGAGGGACACGGCCGTGCCGCCAGCGACCACCTCGCCGGTTTCACCAAGGGGGCCGAGGCCCAGAAGCGACCCAGCTCCAGCCCAGCTCTCGCCGTTCCAGCTGACCTCTCCCAGCCCTGACCAGATACGCACCCAACCCGTGGCGAACTGGCCCTCGAAGAAGATGACCGGCCTGAGGCTTTGATCGGCCAGTGCGGTTACAAAGGCGACGGTGAGATCACGGCTCATTAGATGGCCTCGCTGGTTAAAGGGCTTCGCGGGCGGAGATTGTGAAGCGGTGCTGATCCGCCCGGCTGATGACCGAGGGGACCGGGGCCGTCAGGCGCAATAGAACGGACGGGGCATTAAGGCCGAGCAGCGTACCGACCGGAACCGAGGCCCTGAGCGGCGGCGCGAAGGCGAGCATGGCCTCACTGCCCAAAGGCGTCACATCCGCCGTCAGTTGATAAAGTCGCGTGGTGGCATCCGAGCCCAGCTGGAAGAAATCGCCTGCGCGAAGCCCAAGCCCCCAACCCGCCGTGCGCAAGGTGGAGGCTCCCGCAGCTTGCGCCTCGGTGACGTAGGGATCGCCCGCCGCCACAGGCACCTCGATCGAGGGGTCGGGGAACAGGAAACGGCGCCGCAATCCACCCAGCGCCGTGAAGAAAGCCGAAAGCCGCCGGGCCTTCGCCCCTTGGGTCACCGCCATCTCGATCTGGTATTCCCACCACGATGCCCCCCAATCTTGGATCTGGGAAGTGCCGGTAAAGGGCGAGCGGGCCTCGGCCACAGACGTAATCAGCCTCCGCTCGAGCGAGGACACGAGCGTCAGCGGCAAGACAGGAATGGCCATAATTTTAGATCACCTGACCCCGGCGCCGACCATCGGCCACGCTTTCCTTGGCAATGCGGGCGATTTCCGGGATGGCAGCCCGCAGTCGCGCATCGATCTGCTCGGCCACGCCCATCTGCGCCCCGCGCGCGTCGATATTGACGATTACGCCCGAACCAGTGCTGCCTTGTCCGTAGCTCGCCGCCTCGCGCCTGTTCAGCACCCGCTCCCCACGCTGCAGGATCGTTGGGACCTCGTCGGGGCGGAGACCCGCCCAACCGCCGGAATGCATCCGGGGAGCACCAGCGAAAGCCACCGCGGGCACCTGCCGTGTATGGCCCGGCAAACCAACAATACCACCCGCATGCGATACAGCCGCCGCGACGGACCCGCCTCCAAAGATTCCAGAAAGCGCCGAGGCGATGGGCCCCAGCACCGCGCGCTTGAATGACAGGACCGCAAGGTCCGCCAGGATCGAGCGTACGAGGCCCTTGAAATCGAACTTGCCGGTTTCGACGAAGCTTCGGAACGCACTTTCAGCGCCACTGAAGGCACCGGTCAAGGTTTCGCCGAGGCCTTTGCCCCAGTTCAGCGCATCCGTGGCATAAGCCTGAAGAGATTCTGAGACTGCACGCCACCCGGTGGCAATGCGTTCTCCGGCACTGCCAGCCGCGCCACCAGCTCGGCCCATGGCGTCCGACAGCCGATCCGCGGAGGCCGTGGCCTCATCCAGCGCCGCTGCGCCCTCTTCACCCGTGCCCGCAACGGCATCGCGAAGTGCGCCCCAGGAGGTGAGTGGGGCTGTCGCTCCATTCGCAAGATCCGTGGCGGCATGCCGGTAAATATTGGCTGTTTCCAGGGCATCCGCTGCAATGCCGTCAAGGCCAAGATCGGGGGCTGTGAGCGGATTATCCTCGAACGCGCGCCGAAACGCCTCTGCTGCAGCTGTTCCAGCATCGGCGGAGGCGCCTGCGAAGGGGTTCGGGATGTCACCGAGACTGATTTCCCCGATTTGCCCGAAGGTAGTCTCGATGCCGACCGCCGCCAGCGCATCCCGTATGCGGCCTGTGAAGGCGTCAATTCGGCGAATTGCGCCGTTCAGCATGGCCTCGATCCCGTCGAGCATGCGGTTGGCCGCCGAGAAAACCAGATCCCCGATCACATCCGGCAAGCGCGACCAGATCTCGCGCACGGCGAGAAGTGCGCCCTCGAAGGTGTTGGCGGTCGTGTTGCCAAAGGCGACGACACTCTCAATGGCCCCAGCCATGCCAGTCGCGGCATCGGCTTTCAGGTCATAAAACATGGCCGTTGCACGAGATCCGGCCGCGTTGGCGCCCATCTTGATCCGCTCCCAGACCTCGACAGCGACATCTTTCAAGAGCCGCATGGCCTCGCCGAAGCCGCCTGCGCCAGACGCCAGCCGGGTGAACCAGTAGACCAGTTCGCCTGCGCCTACGATCAGCGCACCGATGCCGGTGCGGATCAGCGCGCCTTTCAGGACCACCAGCGTGGTGGCGAGGCCTCGGACAGAGAGCGCAGCGGCGGCCATGGCGGCCACCCAGCGTCCGGCGACGAAGGTGGTTAAGGTCCCGGCATAGATCGCGAGCCGATCAAGGTTGGCCAGTACCGCATCGAACGCCCGACTGATCGGGCTGGTGCTGGACGCAAGGGCGACAAACGCATTGGCCGCAGCCTCCAGCGTAGGCGCCAGCGCCACCGCGATCCGGTTCCGCACTCCAGTAAACACCTGGCCAATGCTGACCAGCGCGAGTTCCGACCGGCGCATGGCTGCGATTGCGTCAGCGTCGAGAACAGCGCCGAGTGCTTGCGCCTGCGCGCCTAGCCGCGTCATCTCTGCGCCGCCGTTTTGCAGAAGTGGGATCAGCCGCGTGGCGTCCGAGGCCATGGCCTCGAGATAGAAGGTCATCTCCTGCTGGCTGACGCCTGCGCGCTCGAGACTGTCGACATAGAGTTGCAGGGCTTCCGGCCCCGAAAGCCTGGCGAACTGGTCCGCCGTCACCCCCACTCTTGGCGCGATGTTCTCGAAAAAGTCGGCCATCGGTCCGCCGCCGGTTTGCAGGAAATCCCCGACGCGGTCGTTCACGTCCTTCAGGATGTCGGCGAGCTTTTCTTGCTCGATCCCAACCGTGGCGGAGGCCGCCGACCAGCGCTGGAAGACCTCCGGGTTCGCATTAGCCACTTGGGAAAGCTGGTTGATTTCGTTGGCCGCTGCCACGGTTGAGCGGGTCATCGCGACAACCGCACCGGCCAAGGCAGTGGCGGCAGCGGTCGCGGCGATCCGCGCCCGGCGCGCGAAGGCGGCCAGGCGGGTGTTCGCGAACTCCATTTCACGGCTGAGACGGCCGAAGCCCCGCGATCCGGCCTCACCGACACCTTCCAACTCGGCGCGCACCTGGCGACCGCCGGTCGCGGAGAGCCGGACGCTGACACGTTTCTCTGCCATGGAAAGACGTCCTCAATGGATGACACCTCGTTCCCAATGGAAACGAGGTCAGGTCAGGCCTGATCCGGCATGAAGGTGTTCATTGATCTTGCGCACCATCACCGCCTCGATTGGCGGCAAGAGTTCCGCGACGGTGAGGGGCGAAAGCCCAAGGGCTGCCCCAAGCTGTAGCGCTGCCCCCATATCCCAGCCGAGAACCGCGCCGCCGCTCATGCCGCTGGCAACACGCACCTGTCCTCCGAGGCGCTGCACCAGATCCCAGACCTGCCAGCCCTCGAGGGTCAGCGGTTTATGCAAACTGCGCGGGCAGTCCATGCACGTAGACGAACACGCCGCGCAATACTCACCGCCCCCGCCGAATTCCCAGTCGGTGAGAGCGGTCAGTCGTTTTTTTCCGCATCCAGAATAAGCGCGCCCGCGATGTATTTCGTCTGAAAGGCCTCAAAGATCGGCCAAAGCTCCAGCAGGGCATCGATGCCCTCGGGCGTGAGAGGCATTGGCTTGCCGTCTTCATCGCCCACGCCGTCCCAATCCTTCACGACGATGCGGGCGACTGCTTTGGCGACGATCCGCGCGAGGTCATCGTTGGAATGGGCCGCATCGCCCTCAGCCTCAGCCGCCGCGGCGACAATCGCCGGATCGCTCCGCGCGGCCAACATAATGGCGGTGGTTAGCGGCTCCACAAGCAAGCGTACGCCATGGCCCAGATCGAGCCAGCGCGGTTCCGTGGACAAGTTTAAGCGCAGCATGGTCAGTAATCCTCGCGGTCATTGGTCAGCGTGACGGTGCACATCCGGCCCAGCAGCGGATCGCTGGCAGCCTGCCAGTCAAAGGTCGCTTGCACCCCTTGCGGACCGGAGATTTCGATACGGGGACGAGGCAAATAGACGGCATGTGCTGTCAGGGTCAGGGTCTCGCCGGTGGGCAGGGTATAGGAGAACTCCAACTCGCAGGCCTCGCCATTGATGGCTTGGGTCACGAGCGTCTGGTCAGCAAAGCGTACAACGACATTGCCAGTCAGAGCTGCAATCGACGGGTCCGCGCCATCGATCTTCCCGTCGGCCCGGATCGTCTCAATGCGATCGAGATTGTTGGCATAGGTAAGGTCGGCAGAGACAACGTTACCGATATTGGCCCCGTTTCGCGTGATCGAACCGTTGAAATGGCCAAATCGTTTCAGCGCGATATTGGCTGGCGTGCCCGCCGCAGTGTTCGTGGCGTTCGCTTCACCCTGCGCCACGATGCTGGCAGTTGCAGTGAGCAACCCGGAGCGGGCCATCTGCCAATTGAGGCTATCCACCATGCAGCCGGAATACATCGCATAGCGCGGCACCTCGGGCATGCCGGTCTCGACCGAG